GGGTTTGATACCATGCCGTAACGAGTTTTGAACCCGATTTTTGGCTGGAAGGTATCTTCTCCAACTGCACGGACCATAGTTAATGGTACGTATGGGCAGTAGAATACACCTGCATCGTATGGGTTCGGACCTTTGTATCCAACGTTAACGTAATCAGTAGCTGAATACGGATCGATGTATACTTTTGTACGTCCATTAAGAACACCAGCGAATGTGTTTCCTGTGTCATCAACATTCAAGTTTGTGCTAAGAGCTGGAGAATAATCCAACATTCCAGAAGCAGCAAGAGCAGAAGCAACATCTGATGAACAGATGATGAAGTTACCTTTACCACGTCTAGTTTCTTTTGCAATTACGTTAGACTCACGTTCGATTTGAACGATAAGACCCTTGAACTTCTCAACAGACCAACGACCATCAGCATCTGATGACATGTTGAAGATACCATTGATAGCAGTAGAAGATTGCAACGCACCAGTTTTAGCTTGGCTGTTGATTGTTCTAATTACTTCTCTGTTAACTTCAGCAAGAATCTCAGTTGATAAGATGTTTGCTAGTTCTGTTTCAGCATCCAAGCCGTGAATTGCTTTAAGATCTTGAGCAAGTTCTAAGCTGTATTCTGCTTTCAAAGCACGTGATTTTGCAGTCACAGTTGCTTTTTCAATGGTGAAACCCATTTCAGTGAAAGAAGAAGACGGCCCTTGTCCTGAAGATCCAAGACCCTCAGCATTTGCTGTTGACATACCGCCAGCAGTTCCGCCTGTAACTCTTTCAGAGTCAAGTGAAGAGTCACCAGCAACGTTACCATCAGTAGCGTCAATTCCACTAAGACCTGAAGGATTGCTATTTTCAGTTACAGATGAGTCACCTGAACGAGCTGTTTCAGCTTCGTCGAATAGTGCTTCAGTTGATGATGTTGCACCAGCACCGTAGCGAGCTTTCATTGCGAAGATAAGTCCAGTTGGACCAGTCATCGGCTGAACGCCACAAACGTCATATGCCATCATGTTAGGCATAGCACGTCGTACTAGTGAGATTAGGACTGGATCCCAGTTAGAGGCACTTGAAGTACTAGCACCAGGTGCAGCCTCAGTAAGGAATGATGATTGCGCACGCTCTTCTCTAAGAGCTTTCTCAGTGTTTTCTAAAACAACTGCAGTTACTGCGCGCTTGTGTGAGTCATGAATTTTGCCAGCTGATTCTTCTGAAAGAACTGGGTTCCATTTTTCGACTAAGCGATCGTAAGTTTCCATCTTTGATTTCTCCTTTAAGATGTTTTTCTAAGGGCTTGAAGATATACATCCATTGATGAAGTTACTTCAGCATCAGCTGTTGTTTCTTCTACAAGGTCTGCACCTACTTCTAATGGTTTAGCTTCTTTAGTGAAGTATGAATCTTTGATAGTTTTCACTTTCGCTGAGAAAGTTTCTTCATCAATGTAATCAAGGTCTTCTGCTAATTTAGCCAGTTTTTCAACTTCAGTTTCTGCTAAACCGTGAGCATGCTCGCGGATAACTTCATAACGTTGGAACAATTCAAGCTCTTCAGTCATTTCAATATTTTTAGCGGTCTGTGAGTTTAACGCTGTTTCAAGTTCTTCAACTTGCTCAGCAAGGTCGTCTACTAGGTCTTCTTTGGCTTCTGGCACATCCACATAAGACTCAACGAATAGATCTTTAAGACCATTCATAAAGTTTTCTGCAATCTCTGCTCTCAAACCAGACTGTATAGCAATCTGATTTTCTTTCATCCAATTTTCAACCACATAGTTGAGGTAGCCGTCGATTTTCTCGACGAGGTCTGATTTAGTACTAGCAATTTCTTCTGCGAGTTCTGCAGCATAAGACTCTTCAATTCGGCCAAGTTCTTCACCAAGCTTGCTTCTAATAGCAGCTTCGAAAATAGTTGCGGCTTTATCTTTGAACCCATCTGACAGAGTTGCTTCTGATTCGACTAATGCATTAAGATCACTTGAAAAATCGTATTCTGCTTCTGATAGTGCTTCATCAGCAGCTTCGGTTTCTTCGTATGCCTGCATCATCATTTTTTCCATACCGTTATAACTAGCCTGCAGTTTAGCTTTTGACATATTCTGCATTTTAGCCATGACGGAATTTATCATGCCAGCCTTAGTTTTAGGCGGTTGCTGCTTTTTAGTAACGTTAGCTGCAGCTGCAACTCCAGTTACAGAAGCGGTTTCCGCATTCTTTGGATCATCTGACATTGATGCTTCAGAAACGATTTCGTTCTCGTCAACATTTGCCATTTCATCCTGATTTTGATCAGTCATGTTCTGACTCCTATATATTTATTTCATTAACGAGAGGAAATTTTTAAACTCACGAGTCTGTACCTCATAAAGATCAGATCGTGGAGCCTTTCGAATTTCGGTCTCCATTTTTTCAATTACTTGAGCTTCAATAATGCCGTTATTCCAGACCCAGTCCACACCTTCCATTATACCATTAACAAAAGCTGCAGGTGCTGATGGATCTTGTACGATATCTACCGTATTAAGAATAAAGTCGTCTTTTACATACATTGCGCCATTACGTTGCTCTAAGCTACCCATACCACGTGTTGAAACACCTAGTTTGACACCACCTTCAAGTAGACCTTTAACAATCTGCCCATTCGGAGTATCTAAGATAAGTGCTTTACCCATAACATTTCTTCCCTCAATGTTGAGTTCGGTAATCCTATGAGATACTTTATCCAAGTTAACAGTTGGTCCTTCTGGGTGATTTAACTCACCGACCGCTCTGTCCTTGGAAACTTGTTCACGGACGTATTTACCCACAGCTTTTTCCATTACCATCTGTGGATATATACGTCCGTTTCTATTTTTTGATTCAGCCTGTGCGAACACACCCTCAATCATATGTTTCTTACCACCGTCGCCTATGGCTTCGGTGATAAATTCTACGTCTGATTCTGTGTATTCTGTTATAAGCTTCATTCTATTTCCTATTAGTCAATAGTAGCAATTGGAGATGCAAGTGATTCTACTTGCCATACACCATCTGTACCATCGTCTGTTAAACATGTAATTCTTGCTCTTGATCCAACGACTGTAGAAGCAATGAATGTGAATGCATCACCTGCGTTATCTAGAACTGCGTTCGCAGCAGTACCACCAGCAAGACTTAATGCACCAACGAACTGACCACCTGATCCAG